GAGAAGAGGCTGGACCTCGCCTGCGGTAACGGGTCGTTTGCCGTGGCACTGGCACTGGCGTCTCCCACGCGGCGCGTGGTGGGCCTCGACTACGCGGCCGAGAATATCCGCGTGGCGCAGGAGTTCGCCGCGGAACAGGGCGTGGCTGACCGCTGCACGTTCCTCGTCGGGCCTGCGTATGACTACACGACGCACACGGCCCATGAGGCCACGCTGGACAGCCTCAAGCCCTACGGCCCGTTTGACGGGGTCTTCATTGGCGAGTTCCTCGAACACATTGCGAACGTGCCGGGGTTCCTCACAGCGGTGCGGAAGCGATGCTCATCGGGCGCTCGCATGGTGGCTACCATGCCGATGGGGCCGTTCCTGGAACTCGCCAGTCAAGACATGGTCATCAAACGCGGGCACGTCCACTGCTTCACGCCGCGTGACTTGGAGGCCATCTTCGGCGGGCAGGATGCCCTGAACGTCTCGCTGCTCGATATGGGCGTCACGCCGCGCGGGAACCGCATCGGGCACTGGATTGTCTCGTGCACGTTCTCGCGGAAGGCGTTTGGCGCGCGTGACCTTGACCGTATCGTGGCGCTGACGCGGCCGAAGCCGACGCTGTCGGTGGGAATTCTGGCCGGGGAAACCATCGACATCCGGCGCTGCCTGAGTTCCATCTGGCACATTGCGGACGACATCATCCTAGCCAATACCGGCGTGAATCCTGACACGCTGGCCGCGATTGCCGACGAGTATCCGCGGACCCGCATCATCGAGGTCGGCCCGGTGCATGGCCTGCACGGTGGCTTTGCCGAGGCGCGTAACACGACGCTTCAGGCGGCGACGGGCGATTGGTTCATGTGGATTGACACCGACGAACGCCTGATGCAGCCGGAGTGCCTGCGGAAGTATCTCGACTCGACGGTCTTTGTGGGCTTCGGGCTGAAGCAGCAGCACCTGCAATTGGACATGCCCGTCACGTTCGATACGCCCATCCGCGTGTTCCGCAAGCGGCCGGACATCCAGTTCTACGGGTGCGTGCATGAGCAGCCGCAGATGGGCGACTGCAACGGCGACATCGTGCCCGCCCTGCAACTGCACGACACGGACATTGCCCACACCGGCTACCTGAACGAAGCCATCCGGCGCACGAAGGCCGTGCATCGGAACCTGCCGCTTTTGCAGCGCGACGGGCAGGTGTTCCCGGAACGCCGACTGCACTACCTGCTGTTACTGCGCGACCACCTGAACCTCGCCACGTGGATTATGGAATCGCACGGGCCGACCGACCAGAGCCGCGAGCATCTGCGGAAGTGCATCGAACTCTTCGAGACGCACTTCCCCGACTACGCCGACAAGTATCACCAGTTGGCGCGGCCGTTCTACGAGCAGGCCGTCAAGCGCGTCACAGGCGCGTTTGAGGTGGAGTTGGCCTTTGCCGCAGGGCAGCAGGGCTTGCAGGGCCGCGCGGCTCCCACGCGGGTCTGGGTGCGGCATGCGGGGCAGATTCCCGCGCTGCTGGCCGCGAAACAGGCCGAATGGCTGGGGCACTTCACGCCCGAGCCGCCGATTGACGTGGAACCGCTGGAGGCCGTATGAGCGTCTGGTTTCCGAACGACGTGGTATTTGACTCGGACTTGCAGGACTACGAGCAGAGCATCCTGACGCAGTTTGGCAAGACGGATTGGCAGGCCAAGCGCCGGAAGGCGCTAGAGGACTGGGCGTTTCCGACGCTGGCCAAGGCGGGCTACGTGCCCGAGCGCCTGCGGACGCGCCGTGCGCCTGCCCAGGTGTGGGGCTACACTGGCGGCAGCTACGTGGACTACACCAGCGCCGCCACGACGGCTGGCGTCGACGGCCTGCCGCTAGGCACCGTCTTTGCCGCGCCGTCAAGCGACTTCCTCTACATCGGCTCGCAGGAGCAGTTCCGCGGGCTGTCCATTCGCATGCTCGACCGAGTGGCGACGGCGGCGGGCACGCTGACCGTGCAGGTGTGGTCGGATGCCTGGACGAGCGTGGGCACGCTGAACGAGACGCAGTTCCTCAACGTGAAGCCGTTCTCCCGCGGCGGGGATGTGCGCTGGGAGATGCCGCAGGACTGGGTGACGCGCGCCGTCAATGGCTCCGCGCCGCTCTACTGGGCACGCATCAAGGTCAGTGCCACGCCCACGGGCGCGTATTGCGGGCAGATTGGCTGCATCCGCGGCACGCCTACTTCCGCGAGGCCGAAGAGGCCATGCAGGGCGCGCTGGCACTGGTCGCGCGCGACTTTGACACCGTGACGGTGGATGACCAAGTGGATACCACGGAAACCACGCAGACCGCTGACGATGTGACCGGCGGCGGCGCGTCCTTCCAGTGGACGAGGGCGTAATGGCAACGACTCCAGATGTGCTTCTGAACCGAGTGCGATCCTTGATGGTCGATGCGCCGTTCTACTGGCGCGAGGCTGTCAGCAGCGAGGACTTCGCCTTGCAGGGAACTGGCAGCAGCGACGCCGTGTTCCGGTGCAAGATTCGGGGCGGGAACAGTCTCGGAGGGTTTGGGTATTCAGAAGACCGGGTCGACACGCTGGACATCGAAGTGGCGCGGCAGATTGCCGCGGACTACGTGGCGACGCATGCGGCCTTGGTCAGAGATTGTTCCAGTCTCAGCGCAGCGATTATTCAGGACGGGCACGTCACCTCAGGTGAATACACCGTCCCGGATACTGGTCGAGCCTGGGAAGTGGCGGCACCGATTGGCGCGTCGTATCTCACGTTGCGCTTGACGATGCCGCTCAACTACGAAGCACAAGTGTAGGAGAGTCCACACATGGCAGGATTGACCGGCAGAGAAATTAAAGCCGCGTTTGCGAAGTTTGCGACGAACTCATGGGGCGTCGCGGCCTCGGTCACGCGCGGCATTCACTTCACCTCGGACGGCGGCGCGAAGCTCTCGCGGCTGCGTGTCAATGACGAGGCGCTCGGCCAGACGTTTCTGGGCCGCGGCGACTTTGGCGACACGCAGGCGCAGGACATCACGCTGACGAAGCAGGACCGCTACGCGGACTTTCAGTATGTCTATGAGGCACTGGCGATGGGATCCCCAGCCGCCGTGACCCTCAGCACGTCGACGGCCAGTGCGCCAACCTCATGGCGTCACGTGATTGACCTTGCCCCGTCGATTGACGGGCTGGGCGTCACGATGGCCTACGACAAGGTGACGTTTGTGGACGAGATGACCTCGGCCAAGGTCTACGGCATGAGCAAGACCGTGGGCGATTCCGGCGTGATGGACACGACGTTCAACCTGATGGCCGCGCAGATGACCGACATTTCCTCGGTCAACACGCGCAGCACCGTCAACGGGGCCACCTATCCGGCGCTTGACAATCGCGTCTTCCGTCGGCAGGGCACGTTCCGTCTCAACCCGCAGTCGGCGGGGTCACTGGCGGCGACCAACGCGGTCAACCTCGAAGGCTTCACGTTCGAGTTCTCGCGGCCGCAGGACGCCCCGAACGTCACGGGTCAGGACTTCATCTTCGAACCGGCCGATGCTGGGTTCCCAGAGACGAAGCTGACCATCACGTTCCCGCGCATGAACACCGTGTCGGCCAACAGCGTCTACGCGGCCCTGCGCGCAGATACCGTGTTTAAGGCTGATATGGAGTTCCTTGGCTCGTTCATCAACTCCACCGACCGGTTCACCGAGCGCATCGAGTGGCCCGCATTGGAACTGGACACGGACGGCTTCACGGCGACCGAGAGCGGTGCCAATCAGGTGAAGCCGCAGGTGGTGTTCCTCGCCAAGTCGGCCGCAACCTCACCGAACGGCATGGCCTTCGTCAATCCGTTCCGCATTACCCGTATCACGACGCAGTCTCTCGTCGCCTTCTAGCGGCGGGACTTTTCAGGGAGCGCACCGAGCATGCCGCGACAGCTACAGACCGATGACCTCACCTTCTGGGTGGCCGAGACTGACCTGGACGATATCAGCGAAGCCGACCCTGAGGTGCGCTACGAACTCCGCGAACTGACGACCAACACGTGGCGACGCATTCACAAGGCCCATACCAAGCGAGTGCCGAATAAGGCCACCAAGGCGATGGAGTCCGAGACGGATGCGGAAGCGTTTGCGGATGCCCTCGTAGACTACGTGCTGGTGGGCTGGAGCGGCATTGTGGAGCGGGGCGGCGCACCTGCGCCCTGCACCACTGAGAACAAGCTGCGTCTTGACAGCGTGGTCAAGGCGGCGCTGGTCGGGCGGGCAGGCCTCACGCAGATTGTG